CATTGAACGCAAAGACCGCACCGCTTGCAGCTGTAAGTGATGCAGCTAGTGTGGTATTTGGTGCTGTTTCGCACGCAGTCCATAGAGCCTCACAGAGTGATCCTGAAGCGCCCCAGTCTGCGAGCATTGAGACATCAAAAGTCCATTGATCGTCAATGTGCTTGTATGCCTTTCCATCAAGTGTTTGATATGTCTCGATGGTTGGTGAATTTGCGAGTGTAGCGCTGGTCGCTTGCGCGTCATAGTTAACTGTCGCGATCGTCAACACTAAATCGCGACCCGTGATGATCGTTGTTGGCACAGTATCTCCTTAGTTTGTTTGAGTGTAGGTCGTAGATACATTGATGTCGGCTGTAAGCATTGTGCTTGCACCGACTTCTAATGGGGTTGGCCGATCTACATTTCCAACCACATATCCCGCAGGTATAGCTGCAAGAATTCCCATGATGAGCTGCTCCAGGTTATCCAGGGATGCAGGGTTTGAGTTATATGCCACGATGGCAGTGATAGTGAAGTTCACTTTTACTTTGATGACCGCTTTACCGATGAGCTGCTGCTCCAGGTAAGGCGATGAAGGAACTATGACAATTGCTGGGGGGATGGGTGATTCAGGCACATAGCCGTAGCTTGTAGCCGCTAGTGAATTAAACGCCGCCGCTAATGTTGATCGTGTGCCTGCCAGTGTCGATGCGGGCATTTACTGCACCACTGTCTCGACATCGAGGAATGGCATCAAGAGTGTGGATACGCGGTTGGTCAAGCTGCGACCCATGCGATATGGCGTGCTGGCAAAATCTACGCCTTCAATTTGACCGCCAGCTGCAACGCGGCTTTGGAATACTTCAACGCTTACGGCAAGGATTGCGGATTCGATTGCATCATTGCCTGCATAGATTTGGGCTGCTGAATATCCTGAAAGTGTGGCTGTGCCAGTTGGAATAATGTCGCGCAAAGTCACATCAGCATTTGTGATTGCAGCGGTAAAATAATAGTTGCCCATCATTCCATCGAGTGATGTATTTGTATCGACCACTGTAACTGTGGCTGTGAATGGGGCAGGAAGCCCAGCCACGATGATGGATTGACCTGTCACAAAGTGATGTGCGCGGGCTGTGTAGTAAGTAGCGACATTTGATGTCAGCTTGTATGCATTGACTGCTGAAGTATTTGCCACCAGCATAGGCAAAATTACGGCCTCGCTAGTGTTAATTATTTCATTTAGATATGCGTCATTGTATAAGGAATCACTCACGCCCAGCACTGATCGCAACTGTGCGGCTGTGACTATGCTGGGCATGAGTGTTCCTTTCGTTCGGCTCGGCCACCACGGGAGCGCAGTGGCCGATGATTAGTTTGTGGTTATGGATTAGGTCTTGTTGATACCAAATGCGCCCGCACCGATTTTGGTTGCGATTGCGCCATATCCATACATTGCTACCAAGATTTCGCCTGAAGCAATGACATCAGCACGAAGCTGATAAGTAGGTGATTCATACCATGTGTATGCAGTTGGGTTGATGATAAGCATTGAATCATCTTTGTCAGTGTCATTTGCTGATGGCACATTTGCAGTCACATAGAGATCAAGTCCTGCGACATTGCCGCGGATACTGTCAGGGCGCACAACGCCGCCAGCATTGGATGGCTGTGCAGCCATATAGATTGGTCGGCCTGATTCATTGAGTGTCATCAAGTTTGCCCACTGTGATGTGTTCGCAAGAATGTTACGAGCAAATCCTTGAGTGTTGGAATAGACAGATGCCGCGCCGCGTGACACAAATCCGAGCAACTCTGAAGCTGTTGGGTATGTTGTCAGTGTTGTGGCATCAGCTGTAGCGCCTGATGCAAGTGCTGTGTACACGGCCAAATCTGTTGCCTTTGCGTACTGTGCAGCCATGTTGTTCATCAATTCTGTAATGAATAGTGGAGATGACCTGTCAAAAAGCTCCACGGAAAATTGCTGCTGGCCAGCATACTTCTTTACAGATACTGTGACGAAACTTGACGCTTGATCTGTATTTGATGGTGTGCCAGCTTCTGCTGTCTCTGCAACTGTTGGAAGAGTTGTGATCTTTGGAATCTCAAAGCTCATTCCAGCGTCAGGCAAAACACCTGTCGTGATTGCATCGATTGCGCTTCTTGTATTATTAGCAAGCCCATTGATTACTGATGTGAGCTGGCGTGTAGGAATGAGGCCAGCATTGTCTGTGGTATCTGCTGCGGCTGCGATGTATGAACGCGCCTCATCTGATCCGAGTGCTGCCTTGATTGTCATTTCCAAATGCTTTGGAGCTGAAAAATCCAGGCGTGGCTTTGTGTATCCAACTGCTGTTGCAGCTGCGGTGATTGACTTTGCGGCTTCGACCGACTCTACGGCATCCGCGTTTGTGACGGTGTTATCCACTTCGTCTCCTTCTGTTGTTGTTGGTTCTTCTGCATCCTCGGTGGATTCAGAAACTTCTTCGCCTTCAGTCGCGGCTACGCGCTCCACGCGTGCTGCATCGAAAGCTGGATTGTGTGTGAGTGCAACCCCAACGAGCTGCGCGGCAGTTACTACCATCGTGCCATCCTCGTTGTAAGCAAAGTCTGTGGCTTCAGCTTCTACTGAAAATCCATCGCGCAAGCCATCCATAGCTTCGACAAGTGCATCTGTGCCAGCGGATGTTTGGCTAATCTTAAAAGTCGCGTTCATGCCTGATGCATCTGCGCTCATATTGATGCTTCGCCCGATTGGGCGTGCAGAATCATGCTCCAGGTTAAGTTTGACTGATGTCGGCTGAATCGATCCTGCCTGGAATAAGACTTTTCCAGTTGATGCATTTGCAGCTACATCGAAGGCCACGATTTGCCCAGTGATGGTGCGTGACTCCGAATCGGCCGCAGTGATGCGCATGGGTGTTGTGATTTTCATAGGAGCAAGTCCTCTTCCTCTCTAACTTCCTCGATGCTCATTGCACCGATGCGATTTAAGATTTCATAAACCTGCGCACGCTCCAAAGGATTGCCACGCAAGAAATCATCTACATCAAAGCGGACATCTGTACCTGCTGGCACAAAATCCGCAAAAGATAAACGCTGTTCCAAAACTGTCATGTAATTTCTAAAAGCAAAGTCCACAAGGTCGCGGCGCTTATCCAAAGCATTGCTGTATGTGAATGTGGATTGCTGTGCATCTACGAAATAAGCAGGAACGCCCGTTGCCCTGGCGAGTTCCAAAGATACATAATTCCTGGCTTCATTGAGTTGGATGCTCTTAGGGTCAAAGCCTAGAGTCTCGATGCTTACATCTGCGTTCAGAAACGCTGTCGATTTATTAGATCGTGCAGTGCGCCATGAATTGAGCAATTTTGCAACGCGGTCGGCCGGCAACGATGTGCCATTGGATTTAAGAATCATCTGCGGGATTGGTTCATTTGCAAAGTTCATTGCAGCTTTTTCAAGTGCGGCGGCTGCTTTAATTGTGCGACCTGCACGCACCAGTAATCCTTCAGATTCTCCAGCGAACACCACTAGGAAATTTGGATCGACATAAACGCCATCAATGAGATACGCAGTGACTTCTGTGCCATTTTGATTTGTCTGAATCGTTACGCGTTCAGGTGCAATGCGCTCCATAGCGCGAATTCTTCCTGTGTCAGCATACCTATCTGTCACCCTGGCATACGCAGTCGGATGGAAGAACAAATCTGAAATCATCCACGCCCAAAATACTGAACCCGCAATGCGTGTATCAGGTTGGTTAATCACACGCGGGCTTTGTACTTTTTCGCCCGTTGCGATATTGCGGCAGTGCATCGGTAATGATGCAACTGTTTGGATGATGCCCAGGGATCGTGCAATTGTTGGCACTGTCATAGCTTCAGCTCTTGATGCCGCTGTTCCAGTTATCGCAAAGAATGGCAATGCTTCAGGATAAAGCGGTGCGAGTGAAGCATCAATGTCATTTGACCCAGCTGTGACGGCAACTGGGCGAACTGGCACGAACGCATCAAAGAAACCCATGCGCTCATTCTAAAATGCGCGTACCAACTAACCCACCATGATGTCAAGGTCTGTCTCTGGGCGTGTCGCAAAATGGGTGCAAAGAGCTGTAGCCACACTGGCACACACCGCCGACTGGCTCGCCCTTCTGCCGATGACCCAGCCGCCATCGCCCCTACGCAGCTGAACGGCCGAAAGCATTTGAGCGGTTAGCTCTTTATTTGGCCGATACCGCAAGCGCCTGGAATTGATTGCGCCCAGCATTTCATCGCACGCCTGCGGGTAGACCGCATCCATGTCGAATATTGGAATACCAGCGGGTGCAAGGCGTGCCGCGACCGCGCCACTTGTGCGGCGGCTGTAAAGGACATTCTCCAGCTGATACTTTCGGGCATAGACGGCCAAATCATTTGCAATGGCTTTGTCATCGAGCTGTAACTGATTTTCCCAGGTATGTAACAATTTGATACCAAAGTTATCATCCCCTAAACGCTGCGCGCCAACGAGCGCACCAAATTTTCTGTCAGGGCTTAAATCGATGGCCAGCCAGGTAGTGCGCTCTTCATCCAGGTCAAATTCAGGATCACTACATTCAGCCCACTTATTTGAGTCCACGCAGCTGGAGATTGATTGAACCCATCTGCAAAGCACCTCGGTCTGCACCACATCAGGGGGGTCATTGAAAACGGCGCGGATATTGTCAGGGTGGATGGTCGTGCCTAAAGCGGGATTTGCGTAGGCTGCATTTTCCATCGTCACATCATCAGTTGGTGCAGACCACTCGAAATAACCGATGTTATCTTCAGCGCCGCCGAT